AATTCTTTGATATGTTATATCATCAAGTTCTCCTGCTTGTACAGTTCCAATACAGTCAAGTCTCTTAACTGCAAGGTTACCCATAGCTTGTTTTGTAGTTGTGTTATAACTTGTTCCAACCAATATTTGAACAGGAATTTCTTCTCTGTCATTAAAATAAGCCCAGAATTCATCATCACCACTACCCAAACCATTAGATTGGGTTACAGTACCACCTGATAGTTGACATAATCTTGTTGTGTTATAAAAATAAGCACCTGCGTCATCTTCACCACCCGGAAGATTAGAAAAACCACTTGTTCCTGAGAACGTATATGAATAAGCCAATATTGAACTTATATTTGATTGCATGTAAATGGATTGTGAATTGCCATTTACAACATCTTCAACATATAATGATTTTCCATCAGCGTCCAATTGAGGACCCAATGTGCAATAATATGATTCGACTTCTTGTAATCTTAATCTTTTATTTTCAGCGTCTGCTGAATTTGAATACAAATCATTCCAAATTTTATCAACTGGTCGTTTATAAAGTTTAATTTTAAAAACTTTACTTGCAATTGGAAAATGTGTTGCAATATCAGCACTTGTTCCTGATGTCCAAATTGAACCCGGACCATTTGTTGTTGCAGAACTATCTGTTGGATATTCATCATAACGATATATCCAATCAGCGTCTGGATGTAATGTTTCAATATTATAAGCAAATTCATTACCTGCTTCACCCGGACTTATGAATGACGCAAATAATGCCCCAGTCATACTATCACCGATTTCATTAATACTTGAGATGTTATCCCGTGTATCAAAAACATCTGGTGTGGCCGTTAATGGGTCAATACCTCCACTAATATCAGTATCATCAGCAGATAAAGTAACACCAACTCCCATTGCTGCATACACATCACCACTATCAAACGCTCTCACAACGTAAAGATTCGTTGATTCTTTTAAAAATTCTAATGCTCCATAAGAACCGTATCCATATTCAGGAATGAGTTTATCAATACCAGATAATCCGCTTCCTGATGTGAACACAGGTTGACCGAATTGTTCTACATATTCCTTATCATTTGAAACCAATACAGGTCTTCTTATTTGTCCTTGCGATGAACGTACAACGATGGCACCATTTGAAATGCCGGTAGCTATAAGTATTTCACTTAAGTCTATTTCTCGTCTATACACACCCGGAGTGTTAAATACTCTTGGCATATTAATTACCTCCCAAATTTAATATCTATTTTCTATTTATATAATTATTTATACATTTTTTCATTGACCTAAACATATTTATGAAAAAAATACCAAAGGAGCGTCATCATCCCCTAAATCATACTTACTGTCTATGTTCTTAACACCCACATCTTTACCATCAAAAAATGGTGTCAATAAAAAATATAAGCCCCATAATAAAGAGGTTACACAGTCATCATGTGTTGTACGAGTTTCACCTCTAAACACATTAGGTGTCACTTCTATATATTTTGACAGCTCAACAACTGTCTCTTTGTCATTTAATCGTAACCAACCATTTTCAAGATATCTTTTTAAATGTAAATTAGCTGATAACTTACTTTTCTTAGTTGACCTAATTCCAAGTCCTTTTTTATCACAATTTAAAACACATTCCTCTTCATACTCATACCAAATGATGTTAGCTACTTCTCCACCTTCACCATTGTTTTCAATCATCATATACGCATTGTTATAATATTTACTTATGCCAATACAAACCTGAGAAAATTTATGAGTATCAATATTGTTATATCGGTATATCGCAACCTGTTCAATAGAAAATTCATCAATAATTCTAAGTACTTGAATAACAGAACTATCTCTTCCAGTCCCTTTAGCTGAGTCAACCCCAAGAACATACAACGCTTTTTCAACAGGTTTTTCAAATATTGTAAATAATCCACCCCATTTTGTGGCAACAGATGGTTTATATGCAATATTTTCAAGAACATCCCCATCAATCAATGTATCACTTGAACCTAAGAATTTACACCCAAATTCTTGGTTAAATCTGGTAGGTCCGATATCTCTAAGTATTTCATCTTTCCATTCTTGGTCACGTTTGGGATGTTCTTTCCAACTAACTTTGATTGGATAAAAGTTATTCCCATCACGTTCTGGACCTCTTACTGCATTAGTCCAAAATTCATAAAAATGATTCATTCCAAGGGGTGTTGACACCATGATAATTTTAGATGTCTTACCCGATGTAATAACAGGGTAAGTCGCAGTAATAAACTCTTCAGCAATATGAGGTTTTACTTTAGCAAACTCATCCATATATAGAAGTGAGACAACATCCCCGGAAATAGAATCAGATGATGTTGTCGAAGCCTTCATCACCATTCCGTTTTCAAATCTGATAGATGATTTGTTCCATCCACCTTCTTTGATTCCTTGTTGTAACCACAATGGCAACAATCCAAATGCCATTTTCACACGTTGCATAATTTCTAAAGCAGTGTCTTTTTTATTAGCAAGTATAGCAACATTTTTATCTTTATTAAACAACATGTAATGCAAGAGATATACCGTTGAAATGGTTGTGTTGTGTGATAATATACCATTTGTAAAATATGTGTGAGTATCAGAATCAATCGACATATCATACATATTCTCGGAATTGCATTTTAATTTTTTAACAGATATAACCTTTTCTGCACCAGATTCAGTTATTATTCTATCACCACGTTTTAAATCTTTAACATAAACCTCATTATAATCTTTATCAATTACAATATGTTCATCAGCACATTTTAAAAAATGATTTTTTGTTTTTACTTTCCACACATCATATTTAATTGTTTTATGTATTTGTTGGATGTCTACCCAACCATCATCAGTCAATACTTCCCAATCATCTACACCATATGACTCTATTATCTTTCCCATAGTTATTTATCCACGATTATCATATTCACTACCAAATACTGTTTCAGTTAAATTTTGTACAGATGAATTTTTCCATTCAATATCATGATATGGGTGTTCCCACCAATTTATTTTAACCATATAACAATTGTCACCAAAACTTTCTTTTTTTATATTTTTTGTTGATAGTATAATAATCTTTTCAAATTTACTAATACCATTATTTAAAAAACATTCATCAAAAATTCCTAAATCTATTTTTTCATCTTCACAATCGTCATCAAACACATAATTAGCAACAACAAACGATATTTTATTATTACCAATATTAATATTATGTTTGTCATCTTTCACAATATCTTTTTTTAAAAATTCTGGCAATTTTTCATATGATTTTAAAAAATTAGTAATTATCCGGTCTAATACTATACCTTTATATCCACAAAATATTATATTTTTATGATTATTAAAAGTTACATAATAAATAAGATAAATAATTTCTAAAAGTGTTTTTCCCATTTGTCTTGGTAACAACCCAACTAAAACATCTTTCTTATATGGAATACTATGCATATAATTCAACAGTATGTCTTGAAATTTATACGATGAAAATTGTTTCCAACCAACATCAATATTTATATGCTGAATATAATTATTAGCAAAATATCCAACATCATCGACGCAATTCAAGATTTCTTCAATATTATTCATATCTAACTCCCATTAATTTAAAAATTCAATACATTCTTGTACTACTTTTTCTTTATCTTTATTGTAATCATCTTCTTTTACTCTAAATATTTTCATATCTGGATTAACCTCCAAAATTTCAATTGTCCTATCTTCATCACGAGTTCTGTTGCCTCTACCTATTTCACCGTGCCAATATGTTCCATCAAACTCTATACATTTATTGACATCCTCAATATAAAAATCTAATAATCTATATGACCTATTTGTTTTTATGCGATATTCTCTATTTTTACTATCATCTCTATCACCACCAACAAAACTCGCAAAATACACATTCTTATATCTATCTTTAATATGTTTATAAATCCCCCAAAATAATTCTTGACTTATTTTAGAAAAATTCATTCTTGGCATAGAATCAAGCCATTTTTCTTGTCTATCTTGCCATTTTTTAATACCATCATCTTCACCATATTTTTCAATACAAATTTCTTTACTGAATGTTGTTTGTCTTTCTGAAACTTTTTCAATTGCTTGTGTTTCAGAATAACCTTTACTCATCCAATATTCTTTTTTTAATGGAGAAATTTCTGGGTTATCATGATGTGTCTGTTTTAATGAATTTGACATTTTATCAATTCTATTATCATTTTCATTATACCAACGGACATTACATTCTGTATTATAACAGAACTTCATATAACCTTCAGTAAATCTATTTTTAACTAAATTTAATTCTTTACCACAATATAAACAACATCCTTCATTTTCTATTTTTAAATATTTATCATAATATTCTTTATTTTTAATAACATCAAATTTATGTATCTTTGTTAAATGTTGCTGTAATCCACCAACATCTTCGAACCCAGAACCACAAATTTGACATATAAAATTCAATTTAATACCATTATTAATTTTCTTTTGTGCTTCATAATGTGACTGACAACAATAATACCCACTAAACCTATTATTGTATTCTAAAGCCTCATTACAATGTTCATATCTACATTTTTCTTTACCTGATAAATATTTATTAAAATATTCTTCAGCATTTTTGTGTTTCTTAGTCACATGAATCAATAAACCTTTTAAATCTTCAGCTAATTCTCCACACATTTCACATTTGTATGCAAACAATTCAGGGTGGAATCTTTTGTTGTGATTTTTCAAACCTCTTTTAACTGTAAATTCCATCTTACACATTTCACAAACATAAACTTCTATCATTTTTAATACTCCAAATTTTTAAATTATATTTATAGTTAGAAGTATTTATACATTTTCCAAAACACATCCTTAGTTATTTAGGCATTTTTATCATTATGTGTCTTTTTATAATTTTCTATAATCATATCAAAAAATTCTTTTATTGGTAACTCCTTGATTTC